GCAATCACTTGATACCATAAAAAACCTAAAAAAATTGACATTTTTCTCCTTTGGTACTTGACTTTTATACCTATATGTATTATATATAATAGTACATGGTAGTTCGTAAGTCCATGTGAACAGAACGGAGTTTTCGGTGGTTTTTACCGTATACGGTCAGGGCTCTAAGAGACAGACCAAAAAACCACCACTTTAACCGCACCGCCTTATGGGGTGCAATGTAAATCTTGCTTTTAAAGGAGATATAAAATGGTAAGAAACACACTGTCTTTTTTAGACAACTTCAATCAACTAACCCCCTACGCCGTTGGGTTTGATCGAATCTTCGACAACCTCAATACGTATGTGGCGAATAACTCGCAATCTACAGGGTTTCCGCCTTATAATATTCGTAAAGAAGGTGACTTCAATTACGTAATCGAAATGGCCCTTGCTGGTTTCAGTAAGAAGGACATTGAGGTGGAAGTTGCAGACTCCACTCTGACTATTAAATCCCTAAAGGATAATAATGCAGATGGTGATGAAGTGTATCGAGGCATCTCATATCGTAAGTTTGATCGTAAGTTCACTCTTGCAGATGATATTGTCGTAAAAGATGCAAAACTTGAGAATGGTATGCTCTTGGTAGAACTAGAACGTATCGTTCCAGAAGAGAAGAAACCTCGACTGATTACAGTCAAATAATTCTCATAAAATATTGGAAAAGGGAGTTGACTTTAACTCCCCTTTCCTTTATTATGAATAAAAATTGAAGGAGTATTTTATGGTGAAGATATTTGATGGCACTACTGACGATCTTGGTGGTGGTCAACTGAAACGTAATGAAGCTCAAGAGAAGGCAGTTCAAGATGCCGAGACTCTTGCAAAAGAAGAAGCAGAACATGAAGAGCAAAACTTTGGATTAAAGGTTGCTCTTAGACCTATTAAAACCCTCATTGTTATGAAGGTTGAAATTCCAGAAGATATTATAACAGAGATTAATACTCATATTGATGATGTAATTATCCCATCTAAAAAGAGTTATGCATCTGGTCTTGTCGGACAATTAAAAGAGGATGAAAGATCAGCACAGTTTGTATTCCCTATGGATGATGAAGTAGGTTCTACCCTTAAACAAATCCTAGATCAAGTTGGTACAACATATCTTAGAAAAGGATATGGAAGAGATGCAAAGGCAGAGGTGTATAACTGTTGGACTAATCATGCCTATGCTGGTGACTATAATCCTTTCCATGATCACGGTGTACAGACGATGGCTGGATTGTCTGGATTTCTATGGTTGAAAGTACCAGAGTGCATTGAGAAGTTGGATGCTGCAATTCCAGAAGGTATCAACAATGCAAATGGTGCTGTCGATGGTTTTACTCATTTGATTTGGGGTACTAACTCTCGCAAAGATATTTTGCAACTAAAACCACAGACAGAAGAATACGTAAAACCAGAAGTGGGAACTATGTTGGTATTCCCTAATTGGTTGAAGCATCAAGTACTACCTTTCTTTGGTGAAGGTGAAAGACGCTCTATGGCGTTTAATTGGAATGTACATGATTCAGAAAGAGAAATGAAGAAGTACATGAGTGAGAATGAAAAGGAAAAGTATGATGCTCGCAAAAAAGAGAAGCAATCAAAAAATTGATTACAAATATGGTGAAGGTCAAATTCTAGAAGAATTAAAGACCTATATTGACTCTACCTATGACTCACACTACAGTCAGAATAAATTTCAGGCAACTGAATTTATTATGGATAGTGGTCATGGTGAAGGTTTCTGTATCGGGAATATTATGAAATATGCCCAACGGTATGGAAAAAAGAATGGATACAATAGAAGTGACTTGCTAAAAGTCGTACACTATGGTATCATGGCACTACATAATCATGATAGGAGTGAAAATGAAACTAAGTAATGAAACGGTTACGGTATTGAAGAATTTTTCTACAATCAACCAAAACCTTGTGATAAAAGAAGGTAGTAGTATTTCTACTATGTCTGCAATGAAGAATATTGTTGCAAAGGCAGAAGTAAAGGAAACATTTCCTCAAGAGTTTGCGATCTATGATTTGAATGAATTTCTTTCATGTCTTTCTCTTTTCGAGAAACCAAATCTAGATTTCAAAGATGATTTTGTTATGATTACAGAAGATAGTAAGAGTGGTCGATCTCTGAAATATTGGTACTCTGATCCTTCTGTTGTAACAACTCCTAAAAAAGAATTGACTATGCCTGAATCAGAAGTTAACTTTGATTTGATTTCTGGTACTCTTTCAGAGGTACAAAAGGCAGCAGCAGTAATTGGTGCTCCAGATTTGTGTCTTGAAGGTAAGGATGTCAGTTCAGCAGTTATTAAGGTAACTGATAAAAAGAACGCAACTGCAAATGATTTTGCAATTGAAGTTGACGTTGATAAAACTGAAGAGAATAAACCTTATAAGTTTTGGTTCAAGGTTGAAAACCTAAAACTTATTCCCGCTACGTATCGTGTGCAAGTTTCCTCAAAGAGTATTAGTTCATTTGTCAATGAAGCTTTGGGTGTGCAGTACTGGATTGCATTGGAACCCGAATCAACTTATAATGCTTAATTTGAGGAATTTATATTATGGAAACTTTTCTGTGGGTCGAAGAGTATCGACCAACAAATGTGGAGTCATGTGTACTCCCTAAACATCTTAAAGATATGTTCTCAGAGTTTGTTGCTCAAGGAGAACTTCCAAACCTAATTCTATCTGGAGGGCCTGGTGTTGGTAAGACAACCATTGCAAAGGCAGTCCTAGAAGAGTTGGGTGCAACCTATATGATGGTCAATGGTTCTGAAGAGTCTGGTATTGACGTTCTTAGAACCAAGATTAAAAACTTTGCATCTACTGTCTCTTTAGAGGGTGGACGTAAATATCTTATTCTTGATGAAGCAGACTATCTCAATCCACAGTCAACTCAACCCGCCCTTCGTGGTTTCGTGGAAGAGTTTCATAAGAACTGTGGATTTATCCTTACATGTAACTATAAGAATAGATTGATTGAACCACTACACTCTCGTTGTAGTGTTATTGATTTTACTATTCCTAACTCAGAAAAACCAGAACTTGCAAAACAGTTCATGGATCGTGTAGAGGATATTCTAAATAGTCAAGAAGTAACATATGATAAAAGAGTTCTTGCAGAGGTAATCAATACACACTTTCCAGATTGGAGAAGAGTGTTGAATGAACTCCAAAGATATTCTGTTTCTGGAACTATTGATGCTGGTATTCTAGTAGATTTATCAGAAATTAATACCAAAGAACTTATGGTATCTATGAAGAACAAGGAATTCAAAAATGTTAGAAAGTGGGTTGTTAATAATCTTGATAATGATCCTGTACGTATTTTTCGGAGCGTTTATGATTCTCTTTATGATTACGTGGACAGTAATAGTGTGCCCCTTGTTGTTGTGCTTTTGGGTGAGTACCAGTATAAGTCAGCATTTGTCGCAGATCAAGAGATAAACACCCTTGCCTTTCTAACAGAAGTTATGGCAAAGGTGAAGTGGAAATGATTGAGATTATAGATGGTTTGTTAGAACCTCATGTTGCAGAATATATTGATATGCAGATGCGAGATGTACGTTGGAAGTATGATTATAAATCTAACCAAAAGAAAGTAAATAAACACTGGCATGTTCTTTGTGGTCATGACCCTAAAGAAGTTGTTGACAACGGATTTGAATGGGTTCAACCTGTTTGGGATGCTGCAAAGTATAAGTTAGACTTTAAAACGAAACATAATGTTGATGACTATGTAAGAATCTATCTTAATGCTCATACTCATGGTATAGAACCACACATGCATAAAGATGATGGTGACTTCACTATGCTCTACTATCACCGTTTAGATTGGAGTGATGAATGGGGTGGTGGGACTTTGATTGACGGACAACTTGTTCCATATGTAGGTAATAGACTTGTGGTGTTTGATGCATACTTAGATCATAAGGCAATGCCTGTTTCTAGAGAGTGTTATGATCTTAGAAGTGTAATAGTAATAAAGGCAAACTGCCGTGTATGAGTTAAAAGACTATCTTAATGCCATAAACACTACTAAAGAAAATGTTATGGATACGGAAGATGAGATGTGGGAAAAGAAATATCCCCCATTTATAGTTAATAAATGTGTAGCACCTTTCACAGATACCCTTATATTGGTGAATGAAATAAATAGACTACATCATCTAGATAAGAGACTTCAATTCGACTATTTACTAAATAGTATACGTCCAAGAAAGAGATTTACTCCTTGGGTGAAGGCGAAGAAATTAAAAAATCTAGAATATGTTAAAGAGTTCTATGGATACAACAACGAGAAAGCAAAAGTCGCTCTTGAACTACTAGATGAAAAACAGATTTCCGCTATAAAAGAACGATTAAATAAAGGTGGAAGAAATGGAAACAGTTAGTTGGACGCAAGAGCAGATGCTCGAAGTATCTTTGAAGGAACCAGATGATTTCCTCAAAGTGCGAGAGACTCTATCTCGAATTGGTGTCGCCTCTAGGAAAGAAAGAAAACTTTATCAGTCCTGTCACATATTACACAAACAGGGTAGATATTTTATTGTACATTTTAAAGAATTATTTGCATTAGATGGTAAAGATACCAATCTATCAGAAAACGATATCTCACGTAGAAATACAATTACAAACCTTCTCAAAGATTGGGGACTCGTAGAAATTGTAGGAGAACTTGGAGAGATGGCTCCATTGAGTCAAATTAAGGTACTGTCTTTTAGTGAGAAAGATTCTTGGCAATTAGAAGCAAAATATAATATCGGTAAGAAAACAACTTGACAATTTGAATTGATTGTGATATAACTATATTATGAGTTTTTACACAAATGTTATGCAATGGGGTAACTTCATACTTTTACGTGAAGTTGTCAATGGTGAAAGAAAGAATAGGAGAATTAAATATTCCCCTACACTTTTTGCTTCCGTAGAGAAACCCACAAAATACAAAACACTAAACGGTGACTATGTTGCTCCTGTAGTGCATCCTACTATGAAGGAAGCAAAAGAATGGGTTGCACAGTATGCCGAACAGTTTGGTATTATACACGGTAATACTCAATATCCATATTGTTTTCTATCAGATACATTCAAAGGTACTGTAGATTGGGATATGGATCAACTCTTGATTGCTACCATTGATATTGAGGTGCAATGTGAGAATGGTTTTCCATCTCCTTCTCTTGCAGAAGAAGAGATGTTATCTATTACTATTAAGAACCATCAATCTAAACGGATTGTTGTTTGGGGCATTGGTGAGTTTAAGAATGATCGTGAAGATGTAACTTATATTCAATGTCAAGATGAGATACATCTACTCAAAGAATTCCTTGTGTTTTGGGAAAAACATCATCCAGACATTGTAACAGGATGGAATACAGAGTTCTTTGATATACCATATCTTTGCAATCGTATCAAGAAATTATTTGGTGAAGATGAACTTAAACGTCTGTCGCCTTGGGGTGGTGTTCAAGATAGAGAAGTCTACAATAGAGGTAGACATCATCAAGTGTATAATATTCAAGGTATTGCTGCCCTAGACTATTATGATCTCTATCGCAAGTTTACATATGTAACTCAAGAGTCATATCGACTAGATCACATTGCATTTGTTGAACTAGGTGAACGTAAAGACGGCAATCCATTTGAAACTTTTCGTGAGTGGTATGAAAAAGATTATCAGTCTTTTATTGAATATAA